AGATAATGTACGACCCTAAACAAAATCGTACTGTTTTTGTAGTCCAGGACGATTCACATGTTTACGATGCTATAGGCAGAAGTTTCAGTAATAAAGTTTTGCCAAAATGGTATAGGTATGGCAACTCATCAAAATTATTCACTTGTGGTGAACATGATACTGCTATACTTGTAGAAGATGCTGCAAGTGCTTGTGCAGTTTCACAAGTATCAACTGGTGTGGCACTTTTAGGAACTAACTTAAAAGATGCCGACCTTACACCTCTCAGAAAATACAAACACGTTTACATTTGCTTAGATGCTGATGCCACTCGTAAGTCACTTGACATACAGAAGTATTTGGCTTACTTTGTATCTTGCAATGTAGTAAGACTAAAGGACGACTTAAAATATTTTAACAAAGAGGAGATTAAAAAATTAGTATGGAACAGCAACTAATTAAACTCCTGATGCACAAAGAGTTTTTTGATGCAAACAAAACTCGTGTCATGCGTTCAATGTTTCCAAATGAGTTAATAGACTTATATGACACCATTGTCAATGGACACGAGAGTTACGAAAGGGACTTATCTTCACAAGAGATTAGGGAGATATATAGAGTCAGCAACCCAACTGCCACTCGTGCAAAACGAGAAGCAGTAGCTGAGGTGTTGTCTGATATTGAGCATCTACCACCAATAGGAACTGACGTAGCTACAGATGTATTAGAAAAGATGTGGCAACAGGAAATAGGAAGAAACATAGCAGATATGGGTCTTGCTATTATGGAAGGCTCACCTGAGAAGATTCACGATGTAAGAGCACTCATAGACAAATCAGAGCAAGGATTTGTACCTGAAGATGACGTAGCACCAATCACAACCGACCTTGATTCACTTTTAGAATATGCACAAAGTGAAAACTGTTGGGAGTTTAATGTGCCTACTCTAAATAGAGTGGTGCGAGGTGGCAAAGCAGGAGAGTTTATGATTTCTTTTGCTCGACCTGAGATTGGTAAGACTGCCTTTTACGTTTCACTTGTGGCATCCCCAAACGGCTTCTGTTCACAAGGGGCAGACGTTCACATTATAACCAACGAAGAACCTGCACGTAGAACTATGCTTCGTGCAGTTAGTGCTTACACTGGATACAGTGAAGACGATATATATAAGAATCGTTCACAAGCAAAAGAGAAGTTCACAGAGATTGCTCACAACATAACTATGATTGACAATGTTGATGCATCAATAGAATGGCTTAATAAATACTGCGAGAATAAAAAGCCTGATGTGTTGATTGTTGACCAGTTGGACAAGTTAGATGTGATGGGCACTTTTGCAAGAACAGATGAAAAGCTAAGAAGTATCTACACAAAGTATCGTGAGATATGTAAGAGACATAATCTGTTTGGTATTGGTATTAGCCAAGCTAGTGCTGATGCCGAGGGCAAAACAAACGTCACTTATGCTATGATGGAGAACAGTAAGACTGGTAAAGCCGCTGAAGCTGACTTAATAATCGGCATCGGTAAATCGGACATTACTGATAACACAGATAAGAAACGATACTTAACTATATCAAAGAATAAATTAACGGGCTTCCATGGCAAAATCATTTGCAACTTGGATACAGATTTGAGTAGGTATACAGCATGACAACAACGTATTTAGACGTAGAAACTACATTTGTGGTGGATGAAAATAGGAGAACAGACCCTTCACCATTTAATGCAAACAATAAATTAGTAACAGTTCAGTATTCACATGGTGACGAACTGCCACAGTTACACTGGTTTTATCACAAAGACATGGACGAGATGTCCACTGAGATGGCTGTGGGTGAGGCATTTAACTTAGTGCAAAATGTGTTAGACAAAACTACTTTACTTGTTGGTCACAATATTAAGTTTGACTTAATGTGGCTTTGGGAAAGTGGGTTCACTTATGATGGCAAAGTGTATGACACCATGATTGGTGAATATGTATTGATGCGAGGTCAGAAGTGGGGACTAAGTTTACACGACTCTTGTATACGTAGAAAAGTTGCACTCAAGAAGTCTGACCTGACTCACAATTATTTAAAAGATGGTATTGGTTTTGATGCTATGCCTATGGACGTGGTTCAAGAATATGGCATAGCTGATGTAGAATCCACAAAGCAGTTGTATTTTGCACAACAAGAAATATTTAGAAATTCACACAACTCACCGATGCGAAAGCATTTGAAGTTGATGAATGACTTTCTTCCTATACTCACAGTGATTGAACGTAACGGAATCAAGATTGACTTCACAACTTTGGAGAAAGTGCGTCTTGACTATGAGAGAGAGCAAAAAGAATTAAAAGCTAAGATGGAAGAAATATGCCGTGAAGTTATGGGGGATACAAATGTAAACTTTGCATCTCCTGAGCAAGTTAGCCAGTTGATTTACTCACGGAAAGTCCTTGATAAAAAGAAGTGGGCAGAAGCATTTAATATAGGTCTTAACGAAAAAGGTAAACCTTTACTTAGACCACGTTTGAGTTTGCCCCACTTTGCATCATTGGTTAAATCCATGACCACTCGTGTTCACAGAACAAAAGCACAGCATTGCTACAAGTGTCATGGTAAAGGAGAGTTTTTCAAAATACGGAAGGACGGACAAAGATGGAAGAAGGCTACTAAATGCCCTGCATGTTTTGGTGCAGGGTTTATTTATATGCCACTTCCTAAAATTGGTGGACTCACAATGAATCCAAGAGATATTGGAGATGTGTCTGCCAATGGGTTTGCTACAGATAAAACTACGTTAGTAAGACTATTATCTATTGCTAAACATAACGGTAACTTAAAAGCACAAGAGTTTCTTAAGTCTACTATAAGACTAAACGCAGTAGATGTTTACTTATCAAGTTTTGTTGGTGGTATATCTCGTAACACAAGAAGTAATGGTTTGTTGCATCCGAAGTTTAATCAGTGTGTCACTAGGACTACGAGGTTGTCTTCATCAGACCCTAACTTTCAAAATCAACCACGAGGTTCAACATTCCCAGTTAGGGCAGTTGTTGTATCTAGGTTTGACAATGGGTCAATAATGCAAGCTGACTATAGTCAATTAGAGTTTCGTATTGCTGCCCAACTCTGTGGCGATGAAACTATGATTGAGGACATCATGAAAGGTAGTGATGTTCACAAATACACTGCTTCTATTATATTTAATAAGCCTGAAGCAGAGGTAACTAAAGAAGAACGTACTGAAGCAAAGGCACATACCTTTAAGCCCTTATACGGGGGTACTACGGGTACCCCAAATGAGACGGCTTACTATAAAGCCTTTGTTGAGAAGTACCCAAAGCTAGGAAAATGGCATGAGACTTTACAAACTGAAGCTATATCGACTGGTGTTGTTACCATGTATACTGGTCAGCAATTCGCTTTTCCAGATACTAGACGACTTGCCAACGGAAACGCATCAGGAGCACCCTCTATCAAGAATTATCCTGTCCAAGGTCTTGCAGGTGGTTGCGTGGTGCCATTGGCACTTATTCACTTACAAAATGAGATTGTCAATAAAAGAGTTGCATCTAAGATTATTAATACAGTCCATGACTCGATAGTCTTAGACGTATATCCTGGCGAAGAAGAAGTTGTAGCACGTATGACTTATGATGCTATGACTAAAGTAGACAAGCAGTTTGAGGAACTTTACAACGTAACTTGGCGAGTGCCTTTGGCTGTGGATTTAGAAATCGGTAAGGATTGGTTGAATATGACTGAATATAACTTGACTAACTCTTCCGAATGTAATATAAATTGAGTTCCAATATCAACAAGGAGTGTGAAACATGGAAACATTACCAGTTGTAAATTCAAATACAAATTTTGAAGATATCGCTAAACTAATCGGTCAAGAAGAGCCCTCTAGTCCTGCTAGAAATATGTTTTTCTTGAAGATAAACAGAGACCATGAAGATGATGAAGGTAATTCACTACCTGCAGGTTCTTGGTCTGTGTCGCTACCTGATAAAACAGTGTATGCAAAAGAGATTGACTTTCAAGTCTTTGTTCAAAGATATCAGTATCTTCACTATGATGCTGAGTTGAATGAGATGGTCAACAAATCTGTGATGGCAAAGAACTTGTACCCACAAACTGAGATACCTGATATGTTAGGTACTTTGAGATGTGGCTCAGTTCCTGCTAGTCAAAGAGAAAGCCTATCAGCAGACAAAGCAATGCAACAAAAAAATATTAAGTGCTTTCGTATGTTGTTTGGCAAAGCTACTTTTCTCGACGCAGTCGATGAAAAGGGTGCAAAGGTAGAAGACGCAGTAGAGGTTCCTATCCTTTGGAGAGCAAGGGGTAGTAATTTTATGCCCATATCTGTTCCTATGGACGCTTTAACTGCACAGAAAAAACCTTTTATCTTTTACAAACTCCACGCTTCTTTGGAAAAGAAGAAGAATGGTGGGTTAGTATATTATGTAGGTAAGTTCGACAATAGCCCTCAACTCGTCGACTTCACTCCAGCTGACCAAGATACCTTGGGTTACTTTATGGACTACATAAATGCCGAGAACACTGCAGTGATGAAGGAATACGATGATGCCTTACGAAAGCAAGGTAAAATGGTAGACCAAGATGCAGTCACTGTAACCTCGGATGACGTTCTGAATGATGATTTGCCCGAGTCATTGACAGGATGAATACAAAACAAGCCGCTATAGTTTCGTTCCTTTCAAGAGCGGCTCGTGGGGAGACAGAAATGTCTCCTCACATTATCAATGAATTTGCAGAGAACTGTAAACAAGCCTTAAACAAACAATTCAACGAAAAGAAAACAGACTTTAGATTAAGAATGAGTAATATTGGCAAACCTCTTTGTCAATTACAGATGCAAGCCTTAGGAGCAGAAGAAGAAACACCTAGCTACGATTTTAAAATGAGAATGGCTATGGGAGACGTGCTAGAGGCTTTGATTATTGCAGTGATACAAGCATCAGGAATAGAAATAAAAAATAAACATGGTAAAGTAAAATTACCTTTAAATAAAAAAAGTTCAATAGAAGGTGAATTTGATATTGAATTAGACGATGGAATTTACGATATAAAAACTGCATCCCCATTTGCTTTTGAGAATAAATTTAAGCCTGACGATGCTTATGAAAGAATAAAAGAATCCGATGCTTTTGGTTATGTTACACAAGGTCATGGCTATGGTATGGCTAGTGATAAACCATTTAAAGGTTGGATTGCTCTCAATAAGTCAACTGGGGAAATAACTATTGCAGAAGCAAAAGATACTAAACAAGAAAGAGAGGACGTGTATGATAAGATACAACACACTTATAAATCGATATCTAAGCGAAAGGCTTTTCGACGGTGTTTCACCGATGTCGAGGAAGTCTTTTATAAAAAACCTACAGGTAATAGGACCTTGGGGATTGAGTGCAGTTATTGTCCCTACAAGACAAGATGCTGGAAAAACCTCGAGTTCAAAAGACAATTACCAAGCAAAGGAAGAAACCCCAAGTGGATTTGGTACACCCATATCACCGAAGAGTGGCGTAACACTGACGATTCAGTATAAAGGCACTGACGGCTCTCCTATTGCAAAAATATTTAAGATAAGTAGAGAGAGAGCAGATGCCTTTATCGAAGAACTCAACAGCCAAGTCCCTTTCCCGACCCTCGAAACGAAAGGTCAGAAAGTTACCATCCCAGCGGCTAACATCACAGAAATCCGTATTGAAGAAGAAGAGGATGTCTCCAAGGTCAGCAAAAGCAAAGGGAAGAAAGCTACAGACATGGGTAGCAGAAAAACTACTGAGTCTACTTAAAAGAGTAACTGAGTTGGACATCAAGTCTACCCCTATGGGAGTCAACGGAGTTGATGTCCAATTATCTACAGTTGCCTACAAACAATTCCCTTACAACATTGAGTGTAAAAATACAGAGAGAATGACTACAATTTATAATTATTATGAACAAGCTGAGTCCCACGATTACAAAGGTGAACCATTATTAATTATAAAGATGAACAGAAGAAAACCTTTAGCTATAGTTGATGCTGAACATTTTATAGAGGTGGTAACAAAAAATGACTAAACTAGTACACGATACATGGCAATCTGTTATGAACCATGAACGTAATCCTTTACGTCACATACCTGACTTAAATACAAGACATATGGTTATGCAAGTGTTAGCATGGATGTGGTGTATAATTTTCTCTATGTATTTTGGAAGTATGTGGGTATTTGGTATAACTGCTGTTGCTCATATATTCTTGATAAGTGCAGTTGTGTTAACAGTAGCTACCTTCGAAACTGCAAAGAGAAAGCCGTCAGTTTTTTTGAGGAAAAAATCATGAGTAAAATAAATTTAAACAGAGGTGATTCTGCCATTATAATCAGACACTTAGACAAAGGTTTTGATGTAGAGATTTATCATAGTCACGATAAAAATTTATTGACAGAAGAAGATACTATGTTCTATGCTTTACTCACAAGAGGTATGGTTCACACTGCTATAAGAGATACAGACCAAGTATTAGAAGATGGACGTCAAAGTATAGACGAAGAAATAGGAAGAGTAACAATACATTGAGACACATGGAGTACATGAAGATGAGGATTAAACAAGCACAAGAACAGTCTGACAATGTAGAGTTGGAAGATATGGTAAATAGTCCTGCTCATTACAATGATTTTGGTATAGAGTGTATTGATGCCATACAAGCTGCTACGGGCACTGAATTTAAGAGTTACTTACAAGGAAATATTATGAAGTATTTGTGGAGATACAAATACAAAGGCAAGCCTTTGCAGGACTTGCAGAAAGCCGAGTGGTATTTATCTCGCTTGATTAGTGTGGTGCAAGATGAGGAAGTCGAAGATAACGATTAGAGTGTCTGCTGAAGTGGATTCGGAAGAGTTCACACTTGACAAAGAGGAGCTTCCATTTATATTGGAAGATATGATTGGTGACCTACTACATGAAATAGTTGGGTTGCAAACAAAAGATGTAACTATAAGGGTATTAAGATGAAAAGTAACGTAATTTTACCAACGTATTATCAACAATTTATTCACAAGTCTAGATATGCAAGATGGCTTGATGATGAAAACAGAAGAGAGGAATGGCATGAGACTGTGGGCAGATATGTAAACTTTATGAGTTCACATCTTTTGAAAAAACATAGTTATACCATACCTGACAATGTTAAAGAAGAACTGCATGAGGCTATACTTCACTCTGAAGTTATGCCGTCTATGAGAGCTATGATGACTGCAGGCAAGGCTTTAGATAGAGATAACACTGCAGGATATAACTGTTCTTATTTGCCAGTAGATGACCCAAAAGCATTTGATGAAGCTATGTATATACTTATGTGTGGCACTGGTGTTGGCTTCTCTGTGGAGCGAGATTGCATAAGTAAGTTGCCTGAAGTTCCTGGATTATTGTTTGATACAGAAGAAACTATTATTGTCAAAGACAGTAAAGAGGGATGGGCAAAAGCTTTCCGTAAGCTATTGGCTTTACTATGGGCAGGAGAAATACCCAAGTGGGATTTGTCTCTTGTTAGACCTGCAGGTGCTAAACTAAAAATATTTGGTGGTAGGGCATCAGGACCAACACCTTTGGATAATTTATTTCGATTCACAGTAAAAGTGTTTAAAGAAGCAAAAGGTAGAAAGTTATCTAGCCTAGAGTGTCATGACCTAATGTGTAAAGTAGGAGAAGTAGTTGTCTCTGGTGGTGTAAGACGTTCTGCTATGATAAGTCTATCTAATTTATCTGACGATAGAATGAGACATGCAAAGACTGGAGAGTTTTACAAAACTGAGCCACAACGACAAATGTCAAATAATTCAGTAGCTTACACAGACAAGCCTGACCCATACACATTTATGAGAGAGTGGCTTTCTTTAGCTGAGTCTGGTACTGGAGAGAGAGGTATGTTTTATCGTGGGGCGGCTAAGAATAAGGCGGCTGAGAATGGCAGAAGAAATCCTGAGTATGACTTTGGCACTAACCCATGTAGTGAGATTATACTGCGTCCATATCAGTTCTGTAATCTGTCTGAGATAATTGTCCGTGGCAGTGACACTGTTGAGGACTTGAAAAAGAAAGTTCGTGTAGCTACTATAATAGGTACGTTTCAGTCTACCTTAACTCACTTTCCATACTTACGTAAGATATGGCATACTAACACGTCTGAGGAGAGGTTGCTAGGTGTGTCCATGACAGGCATTATGGATAATGCTATTACTAATGGCAAAGATGATAAAACAGATTTAAATTATGTTCTGCAGTTATTAAAAGAAGTAGCCGTTGATACTAATAAAGAGTTTGCTGAGGCTATGGGCATACCACAATCCACTGCGATTACTTGTGTAAAACCATCAGGCACAGTTTCACAACTCACAGATTCTGCGTCAGGTATCCATGCAAGACATAGTCAGTATTACATAAGAACTGTACGTGGAGATAAAAAAGACCCACTCACACAATTTATGATGGACCAAAACATACCATGGGAAACTGATGGATGGAGTCAAAGCAATGCTGTATTTAGCTTTCCTATCAAAGCACCTGATATGTGTGTGACTAGAGATGATATGTCAGCTATAGAGCAACTAGAGTTTTGGAAAATCTATGCTTCTAGTTGGTGTGAGCATAAGCCATCTGTAACTATATCTGTTGGTAAAGATGAGTGGCTAGAGACTGGTTCTTGGATATATAAGAACTTTGATATAGCTTCAGGCTTGTCTTTCTTACCAAGAAGTGATATGGTGTATGAACAAGCACCTTATCAAGATTGCACGGAGGAACACTACAAAGAGTTTTTAACTAAGATGCCTGAGTTTATTGATTGGTCAAAACTTGCTGAGTATGAAAAAGAAGATAATACTGTAGGTAATCAAACATTAGCTTGTACAGCAGATAGCTGTGAAGTGGTGGATATAGGTTAAAATATGGCTATTGTTGACAGATTCTATATACAAGGACAACGAGACTTTTATAGGACGAAGAAGACTAGACGTATTATACATGAGTCCACAAACCCATTTAATCCCTCTTCTTTTAGAGGGAAAGAATGGTTGAGAGGATTTAATCATAGTTACTTTAAAAATCTAAGGAGAAACAAAAGTGAGAGAAATGTTACTAGCCGCACTTAAATCCTACTATGTAGGATACATAAATAAGCATATTGCGAATGTAGAAATATATTTAAGCAGGTCAACAGGTATCGGAGAGCACTCTGATATCATAGAGGCTATGGATAAAGAGATAGGAGAGATTGGTAAGTATGATGATAGACTATCAATGATAATGAAATATTTAGAAAGGAGACAATCTAATGAGACAGAAGAAAAAAAGGAATCCAAATCTAAGTAAGTATGATGCACCCTTACGTATTCAGTTTGAGCGTGGGGTCAATGCCTTCAAAGGCAAACAATATATACGTAATGTTGCTAAGTTCGGTGCTAAGATTATATGTACAGAGAGTCCATACAATCCCAACACTATGCAACATAGGGAGTGGCAAAGAGGATATAACTTTGCTTATACCAAACAGTTGGAGAAAGTAAAACGTGACGAAGCTAGAAGAAGAAGCCAAGAAGTTCATGCAGTTGCACAATAAGAGTTTGATAACTGCAAATGAATACCAAGAGAAGTGTAAGACTACAGCTATCTATCCTAAGAAAGATGCCATAGCTTACCTATCTCTTGGACTTGTGAGTGAAGCAGGAGAGGTAGCAGGGAAAGTAAAGAAACATATTCGTGATGGCACAGAATCAAATGTAGCGTCTGAGATAGGTGATGTGCTTTGGTATTGTGCTATGTTAGCGAATGAGTTAGGTGCTAATCTAGGTAAGATTATGGAAGATAATCTGTACAAACTTAATGACAGGAAGACACGAGGAACATTACAAGGGTCAGGGGATAGTCGTTAACTATTGATATGCTTTAGATAACACTCTACCTATAAGTTTACCTGACGCAAAATGATTTACATTAGGTTCTTCCTCTTGCATTTCTAATACGGACTTACCATATTTTTCCATATAGTATTCTTCTGCTAAACTCTTTTGTGCAGAGGTTAATCTCTTATATTCTGCTCTGTC